GAAAGCGGTGAACCCTTGTGGCCAGGTTACTGGAAGATCGAAGAGCTTGAGTCTGTCAAAGCTTCCTTGCCTGTGGCCAAGTGGAACGCCCAGTACATGCAAAACCCTACCTCTGAAGAGGGCGCCCTACTCAAACGCGAGTGGTGGCAAATGTGGGAGCAAGACAATCCCCCACCTTGCTCCTACATACTTCAGTCTTACGATACTGCTTTTAGTTCCAAGGAGACTGCTGACTACAGCGCCATTACCACTTGGGGCGTATTCCGTCCCAGCGATGGAGCACCTGAGTCCATCATCTTGCTTGATGCCAAGAAAGGTCGATGGGACTTCCCAGATCTAAAGTCGACAGCCTACGATGAATATACCTATTGGCAACCAGACATTGTCTTGGTAGAATCTCAAGCAAGTGGTACGCCTTTGACGCACGAGTTGAGAATGATGGGCATACCTGTGGTGAACTACCGACCCACTAAAGGGAAGGACAAAGTCACTAGAGTGCACAGCGCCTCTCCTGTGTTTGAAGCAGGGATGGTGTGGGCTCCTGATGCTATATTTGCAGAGGAGGTCATAGAAGAATGTGCAGCTTTTCCTTATGGGGAAAATGATGACTTTGTAGATTCGACAACACAGGCTATACTAAGATTTCGTCAGGGTAACTTTGTAAGATTGGATTCAGATGAAGAAGATGAAGAGCCAATCCCCAGACAACGAATATATTATTAGAGGTAATAATTGTGGGAATATTAAGAAAATTAAATAGAAGAAATATAAAAATTCCAAAACTAAAATCAGGCAAGACTGCAGCACCAAAGATGCCTAAAAAGCCAACAGCTAAAAAAGCACAAGCAAGCATGCCAAAGATTCCCAGTTTTTCAAGAGGACCTAAACAGCCTGGTTCAGGTGGTATAATGAAAACCTCAGCCCCAGCTGCAAAGAAAAGTTCACAAGCAAAAAAACCATTGATGGCAACACCAATAGAACCAAATAACGTTGGAAAGAAAAAAGTAAAAAAAGGTCCGGGCTTTAAAGACGGTGGCCTTGTTGCTGGCGCTGCTAATCGCAGACGCATAATGCAAGAGATGGTTAACAAATAAATTAGAGGTATATCATGTCAAAAACAAAATTTATAAAAAGCATTTCAGAGCTAACAAAAGAAACTGCCCAAAGAATTAAGGATGGAAAGATTGTTGCTAAGTCCAACGATCCTAAAGTTCAAAAAGCCATTACTAAAAAAGTTGATGACTTGACTGGCATGAAAACTTTGCCAAGCGGTAAAAAGATTAAAAAAAGAATGACTGCTGCGCAAAGAAAAGAAATGTCTAAACCTTTTAACAAAAAAATGTCTGATGCACAGAAAAGTAAAAAAGGCAGAACAGACAAGCAGTTTGATGCAGCGGTCAAAAAAGATATGGCCAAACAAGCTAGGATTGATAAAGTTAAAAAAGAAAATATGGAAGCTGCCAAGAAACCTAAGAAAATGAAAACTGGCGGCATGACATCTAAAGGCTATAAGTCTGGTGGTATGACATCTAAAGGTTATAGATCTGGTGGCATGGCATCTAAAGGCTACAGAAGCGGTGGCATGATAAAGTCTAAAGGTTCTAGAAGCGGCGGCAAAAGAAGAGGAGTAGGCGTAGCTAAAAGAGGTTTTGGCAAAGCTTTAAAATAAAATAATGGCTAAGAAAAAACTTCTTGAATCTATTGTTGATTTTATTGATAAGCCAGCAAAAGAAATAAAAAAAATAAAACGTAAAAAACAATTTGACAAAAGAATGAAAGATCTTAAAAGCAAAGATCAAAAGTCAATGAAGAGCAAAGAAAAAAGAGATGAGTTTTTTTCAGATAAAGCTATAACAAAAAGAAGAAAAGAAAGAGAAGATCAAACAAAGGCTTATGCTGCTCGAATGGAAAAAGAGTTTGCTAAAAGCAGTAAAATTTCTCCAAGAAAAATGAAAGGCGGTGGCATAGCCATAAAAGGTCATGGCAAAGCTTTTATAGGAAAAAGATAAATGGCAGTAGAAAAAGCAATCAGCATTGAAGATCAAATAGACCTTAAAGTTCGTGATAGATCTAAGGGCATGGAGCTTGAGGTTGATGTAACTGAAGAAGATGCAGACTTCGATAACTTTGAGCAACTTGAAGATGGCAACATTGCTTTTGGTATGCCCACTCCCCCTATGGAAGATACAGACTTCTATGCGAACTTATCTGATATTATTGATGACCAAGAATTAACTTCTGTTAAAAATGATTTGATGGGCAACATCGATGCTGACAAAGAGTCACGCAGAGAATGGGAGAAAACTTATCGTGAAGGTCTAGAGTATCTTGGTATGAACTACGAAGAAAGAACTCAACCTTTTGAAGGAGCTTCTGGTGTTATGCATCCACTCCTTGCTGAGTCAGTAACCCAGTTCCAAGCTCAAGCATACAACGAGCTGTTACCTTCTCAAGGTCCAGTCAAGACACAAGTTGTTGGTATGGCCACACCTGAAACAGAACAACAAGCATCACGCGTTCAAGAGTTTATGAACTATCAGTTGATGCAAGTCATGCGTGAGTATGACTCTGAGACAGATCAAATGTTGTTCTATCTACCACTCAGTGGTTCAGCTTTTAGAAAAGTATATTACGATCAAAACTTAGGCAGAGCAGTTTCTAAGTTCATTCCAAGTGAAGACTTGATTGTTCCTTACGGAGCAACTGACTTACACAGCGCGACAAGAATCACTCATGTGATTAACATGTCCATGAATGAAATACGCAAGCTGCAACAAATCGGTTTTTATCGTGATGTAGATCTAAACTATGGCACAGTCAACCCAGATGAAACTGACGAGATCCAAGAAGAGATCGATAAGTTACAGGGCGTTGAGCCTAGCTATTCAGACGATGACACTTGTCAAGTTTTTGAATCTCATGTCGAGTTAGACATAGCGGGCTTTGAAGACATGAACGCTGAAGGTGAAGAGACTGGCATCAAGTTGCCATACATCGTCACCATGGCTAATGGCAAAGTATTGTCCATTAGAAGAAACTACAAAGAGAATGATCCGTTAAAAGAACGCATCAATTACTTTGTGCATTACAAATTTTTACCAGGCCTAGGATTCTATGGCTTTGGTTTAACCCACATGATCGGAGGCTTGTCAAAAGCCTCGACTTCTATTCTGCGTCAGCTTATTGACGCTGGTACTTTATCTAATTTACCAGCTGGCTTTAAGGCTCGTGGAATCCGTATTCGCAATGACGATCAACCTTTACAACCAGGTGAGTTCAGAGACATGGACGCTCCGGGTGGAAGTTTGCGAGACGCCTTTGTACCGTTACCGTTCAAGGAACCTTCTCAAACTCTCCTCTCTCTCCTGGGAATCCTTGTTGATAGTGGTCGGCGTTTCGCATCTATTGCTGATATGCAAATCGGTGATGCAAATCAAAATGCGCCAGTCGGTACAACGGTTGCTCTACTTGAGCGTGGCACAAGAGTTATGTCTGCTATCCACAAAAGATTGCATGCATCTCAAAGAATTGAGTTTGAAATCTTATCTAAGGTTTTTGCTGAATACTTGCCACCTGCTTATCCGTACAACACAGCCAATGGTAATCAGACCATCAAGGCTGTGGACTTTGATGAGCGTGTAGACGTCTTACCTATATCAGATCCAAATACTTTCTCTATGTCTCAACGAGTCATGATGGCTCAAGAGTTATTGAGAACAGTACAAAGCAATCCAGAGATTCATGGACCTAATGGTATTTATGAAGCTTATCGAAGAATGTACGCGGCCATGGGAGTGCAAAACATTGAACAGTTATTGCCACCCCCTCCACAGCCACAACCTATGGATCCTGCAAGTGAGAACGCAGGGCTGATTACAGGATTGCCCCAACAAGCATTTATGGGACAAGATCATGATGCACACATTAATTCACACATGTCTTTGTATAGCACCATTACTGCTCAATCAAATCCAGCAGTTTTATCTTTAATACAAGCACACGTTTATCAGCATGTTTCATTTAGAGCTGCTGAAATAGTAGATCAACAAAATGCTCAGAACCCTGAGTTCCAAATGATGATGCAACAAATACAACAGTTGCCACCAGAAGTCTCTATGGGTTACCAACAACAACTGCAAGACTCTGTGGCTCGTGATGTAGCAGCAGTGGTTTCTCAGTTGATGCAACAGATCAATCAAATGTTTATGCCACCTCCACCTATGCCAGATCCATTGGTTGAGTTGAGAGGCAAAGAGCTAGACATTAAAGCTGATGATGTACAACGCAAACGTGAAGAGTTTGTACAGCGTCAACAGTTTGATGCAATGAAAGCAATGCAAGGCAATGAACTTGCAGAGCAAAGGTTACAAATTCAAAAAGAAATTGCTATGATGAAAGATGCAATTGCTCGTGAAAGAATCGAGCAGCAAAATCAATTTAAAGCAATGGATATCATGCGAGGCAACAAATGAGTTCAGTTAGACAAAAAATGACAGCAGTCAATAAAGCTGCAATGAAAGAAGAAGAGGCAAAACTAAATGGCAATCAACCGATCATCAATGAGAATGCAAATATCGACATCGACAAGATCGCCAAGAAGGCGGACAAAGATGCAGACAAGGTCCTTGCGAAAGCAGCCAAGACGGTTAAATCTAAAGCCAAAAAGTCTAAGCCTGTCGCTAAGGCTAAGGCCAAGGTAGTTAAGAAAAAGTAATGCCCTTAAAAAAAGGTAGCAGTCGCAAGACAATTTCTGCTAATATAAGTGAATTAATGGGCAGTGGCAAAAAACAAAAAACTGCCATTGCAATTGCTCTACAAGCAGCAAGAAAAAAGAAAGGTAAAAATAATGGAAAAAGTAAAAGGCGTTAAGACAAGCGTAAGCATCAAAGACCAAGGCACTGTTAACTACAAGCAAGTAGAAAGCGTTCCTAATCCTGGCGGACCAAAACCATATGGCGCTGGTAAATCTCGTGGTGGCGGAGCTGCTTTGAGAGGAACTAAATTTAACGGAGTTTCCTAAATGGCAATTGGTGATGCTTTAACTGCACCAACAGGCGTGCAGAATCAGATGGTTGGTCAACCCTCTAGAGTACCTGGCTACTCTCAAGGCTTAGGTCAAGCACCTGGCCAAATGGCATTACCACCAGAGCCCATGCCAATAGGCAGACCTACAGCAGTTGTAGGTGGTCCGGCATATTTTACCCCTCAAGGCTACAATGCCCCACCTCAACCTACAGAAGCTTTCATGCCAACTGATAGAGCGCCCGATCCAATTGGGCAACAGTTTATGCGTCAAATGCAATCTCCTATGGGTCAACAGTTTCAACAACAGTACGAGGCAACTCAAGCTCCAATAAGAGAAGCTGAGATGGCACAGCGTGCTGAAGAGCAGGCAGCTCAAGATACAAGATTCCAAGAAATGATGGATCGTATTGCAGAGCTTGAAGGTCAGTTGGCTACACCAACTCCTTCTCCTGTACCTGAACCTGAGCCCTACTTACCAGGCGGTCCTTTTCCGGGAATACCAGATTTTAGTAATTTAGATTTTAGCGGCCTTCCTGACTTTTTAAACTTTGACTACGATGACATCATGCGTCAATACAATGACAGAATGGAAATGGGTGAACCAGAGCCAATCGATAGTTTCTTGCCTGATCCTAGAGATCTTCCTCCAGTAGGGCTTAATCCACCACCAAGTGGTTTTGAAGGCAGAGTAACAACCATGCCAACACCTCCAACACCAGCTTCAAGTTTTATGCCTGAAGGCATGACTGAAGATTTTGCTAAACGAGTAACAGATGCAGGAATAGATTTATCAGATACAGCTTCTTATTTGTATTCACCTGCGGGCCTAGGAAGAGGACAATCCTTAATTCCTGTGCCAAAAGCAGTTGGGCCAAACCCTGATTATGTACCTCCAGCAGTTCCACCTGCAAACATACCAAACATTGGTGCAATTAAACCTGTAAGCATGGAAAAAATTGATAACAATCGATCTATGATTCCAGACTTTGGTAGAATTAATTTAAGATAAACACTACATAGGCAGGAGAGAGCCATGGATAGCGTAAAACTTGCGGAGTATTTTTTTAAGACTCTGCGCAAAAGAGAACAAGATTTAGTTGACAGTCTTTCAGCAGGGAATGTACAATCCATGGAAGATTACAAATATCATATGGGTGCGTTATCGGCGGTTCGCTCACTCATAGATGATTTAAAAGAAACGCTGCATATGGATGATATCGATGAATGACAAAGTCGCAGAAAATATAGAAGAAAAAGAAGAAGCCTCATCAGAACTTGATCATGCTTTCGTAAAAGAAGAAGCAAGAGTTCTAGACCCCAAACTACTAAACAAATCATTGTTAGACAGAATGCCAACTCCAAGTGGATGGCGTATTCTTGTGCTACCTTATAGAGGTAAGGGCGTTACTGAAGGCGGTATTCAACTTGTTAAAGAAACCATGGATAGAGAGTCTCTATCCACAGTGGTTGCTTACGTTTTAAAGGTTGGTCCTTTAGCTTATAAAGAAACAGAAAAATATGGGAACAAACCTTGGTGCAAAGAAAAGGACTGGGTGTTAATTGGCAGATATGCTGGTTCTCGTTTTAGATTAGAAGATGACCATGAAGTTAGAATCATTAATGACGATGACATCATTGGAACAATTCTAGATCCTGATGATATTAAATCTTTATAAGAGAGGTAAAGCATGGCAAACGAAGCAGAAAATTTAGACATAGAAATTACAGACGAGAAGATTGAAAAGGCAGCAGTGCCTGAGAAAAGACGCGTTGAAGAAGAAGTAAGCGATGAGGCTGTTGAAGTTTCTTTGGGCGATGATTCTCAAGAAGTTTCTCCTGTAACAGAAGACGAAGTTAAAGAAGACTTTGAAGTTTCTCCCAGAGTAGAGGAACAAGCAAAAGATTTATCTGAGGTAGAGAAGAGAGCATCTCTAGCACAAAACAGGATTAACAAAGCAGTTGCTCAAGCCAAAGAGTTTCAAAGAAGAGAGCTGATGGCTGTTCAATACGCTAAAGATCTTAAAGATCAAAACGAAAAATTAAGACAACAACAAAAGTCTTTCTCTCATAGTTACAGCGATGAGTTCACCAACAGGGTTGAATCTCAAATGACTTTAGCAAAGCAAGCTTTAAGACAAGCAACAGAAGCTCAAGATGCAGAGGCAATAGCCGCTGCTACTGAAGCTTTAACTTTAGCTACAACTGACAAAGCTAGGCTTCAACAATATTCTCAAGCTCAAAAGCAATATGAAGAACAAGAAGCTGCTTATCAAGCTAATCAACAAAATCAACAACAATATCAAGCTCCAGAGCAATATGCTCAACCAGCTGAAGAATATAATGAGCCATCACCTAAAGCTAGAGAGTGGGCAAAAAAGAATACTTGGTTTGGACAAGACCAAGTTGCAACGTCAGTTGCCTTTGCAGTTCACAAGCAATTAGAGAATGAAGGCTTTGACACTGACTCAGATGAGTATTATAGTGAGATTGATAAGAGGGTCCAACAAGAGTTGCCCCACAAGTTTAACGTGGAAGCGAAGAAAAACGTCCAAACAGTCGCTTCAGCCACACGCAACACATCGACTGGACGCAAACAAAATCGTATTCAATTGACGCCAAGTGAACAGGCATTAGCCAAAAAACTTGGAGTGTCATTTAAAGATTACGCAATACAAAAAGCGAGGCTACAAAAATCATGAGCAAGAAAGAGATAAAAGTAACGAGAGCAAATAGCAACGATGACAGAGTCCCTAGAGACTCAGAAGCCAGAAGCAAATCTGAAAGGCCAAAAGCCTGGAAGATGCCTTCAGCTCTTGAGCTTCCAGAAGAAGCTGTAGAAATTGCAAAATCTCAAGGGATTGTTTATCGATGGGTAAGAGAATCTGTAGCTGGACAAGATGACAAAACGAATGTCTCAAAAAGATTTCGTGAAGGATTCGAGCCAGTTAGACCAGAGGAACTCCCAGGATTTCATGATTTGCCTATAGTCGATGATGGTCGACATGCTGGAATTATTGGTGTAGGTGGGTTAATACTGTGCAAGATACCGAAAGAAATCGCAGATCAGCGTAATGAATATTTCGCTAGCCAAACTGAAAACCAAATGAGTGCAGTAGAGAACGACCTGATGCGTGAAGAAAATCCTGCGATGCCAATCTCAAGAGAGTTGAAATCAAGGGTAACATTTGGCGGAGGCAACAAAGGATAACTTTGTTAACTCTTTAACAATTTTAATTTAGGAAATAACTATGGCAAACCAAGATGCTGCTTTCGGCTTAAAGCCTTCAAGCAAATTGGGTAGTAATGTAAACTCCGAAGGGACTACAGAATACTCAATTGCTTCAGGTGCAAGCGGAAACATATTTTCAGGCGATCCAGTTAAGATGGCTAACACAGGTACTATTTTAGTAGCTGCTGCTGGTGATCAATTACTGGGAGTCTTTAGGGGATGCAGATATACCAATGCAAGCGGTGAGGTGATTTATTCAGCTTACTGGCCAGATGGTACTGTCTCATCAGACGCGGTGGCTTTCGTAGTTGACGATCCTAACGCATTATTTGAAGTACAAAGTGCTGCAACTGGTTCAGTTGTACAAACTGTTGTTGGTAATAACGCCGACATCGTTTATGCTGCTGGCTCAACATCAGATGGACAATCTGGCGTTGAAATCAGTGGAACCACTGCTGCAACTTCAGCTCAACTAAGAATAGTTGGGTTTTCAGGCGATCCTGAGAATAATACTTTAGGTACTGGTTCTCAATCAGCAAACGTCAACATGATAGTCAAAATTAACGAGCACTTCTATGCTCAAACAACTGGAGTTTAATAATGGCTATTAATCGTTCACAATTAGCTAAAGAGCTAGAACCCGGTCTAAACGCCTTGTTTGGGATGGAGTATAATCGTTATGAAAACGAACATGCGGAAATCTACGACACTGAGTCATCAGATAGAGCATTTGAAGAAGAAACCTTAATCGTAGGTTTCGGTAACGCACAAGTAAAAGCTGAAGGAAACGGAGTCGCATTCGACAACGCTTCAGAAGGCTATACTGCAAGGTACTCTCACGAGACTGTGGCGTTAGCATTTGCACTTACTGAAGAAGCTATCGAAGATAACCTCTACGACAGATTAGGCGCTAGATACACTAAGGCTCTAGCAAGATCTATGGCACATACTAAGCAAGTAAAAGCTGCTTCTGTATTGAACAATGCTTTCTCATCCAGCTTTACTGGTGGAGATGGTGTTGCTCTAGTAAGTACAGCTCACCCATTAACTGGTGGCGGTACTTTCTCAAACAGACCAAGCACTTATACTGACTTAAATGAGACTTCATTAGAAGATGCAATCATTTCTATTTCAACTTTTGTTGATGACAGAAACATGATTCTTGCTCTACAAGGAACTAAGTTGATCATTCCACCACAATTACAATTTGTGGCTGATAGATTGCTCAACACTCCTGGCAGAGTTAGCACTTCTGACAATGACATCAATGCTATTAAGAACATGGGAATGGTCCCAGAAGGTTATTCAGTTAACCATTTCTTAACAGACAACGATGCATGGTTCTTGAAGACTGATTGTCCTGATGGTTTTAAACACTTCGAGAGATCTCCTCTTTCAACTTCTATGGAAGGTGACTTTGATACTGGCAACGTCAGATTCAAAGCTAGAGAAAGATATTCTTTTGGTTTTTCAAACCCAAGATGTGTCTTTGCATCACAAGGTGCATAAATCCAATTTCATTGGTAAAGGGAGCTTCGGCTCCCTTTTTTTTATTTAATATAAAAGTTTGTTTATTCTTAGTTAATAAGTGTATAATCCAAGAAAAGCCCGTGAGGTTTTATGAATACAGGATTACATGAATCTATAAGCTTGGCCAACTCTCCATGTAATGGAGTCTGCTCAACTTCCATGGCTCCCTTTGATGAAATATGTCAAGGCTGTGGTAGAAACGTTGAGCAAATAAGGGATTGGGAAACATTCCCAGATTTTCAAAAAAAAATAATTAACGTTACAAACTGGCTTAAAGGATATGACATTCGTCAAAAAAACGATAGAATAAATGTTATGTCCGCAGATTCAAAACAAAAAATTAAAGATATTCAAGGTAGATTAATTACCATTCAATCTCTTATAGAAATGGTTGGGAAAGATATGATTGATGAATTTGGCAAAGATCCAATTATAAAAGAATCATATAAAGCTTTGTTTGACTCTAGAGAATTAATTTTAGAATCAAAAGAACACTTCCCCCAAGAGTCCTAAAGTAGTATAGTTATCTAAACCGAGGTAACTCGTTGCACCAACTGACTCGGCAGACTTACTCCAAGATGGGGCAACATATTTAGTTAGGAGACAATAATGGCTAAATCAACTTTTTCAGGTCCAGTCAAATCATTGGCAGGATTTATTTCAGCAGGGGTTAATAACTCTGTTTCTTTAACCGCAGATACTACTTTAACAGTAGATGCACATGCAGGAAAAATCTTGTTGTGTAATGATGCAGATGGTAAATTTACTTTACCTTCTATCTCATCAGCAACTCCAAGCGATCCTACAGACCCTAACCAAGCTAACAACATTGGTGCTTCTTTCTATTTTGTAATAGAAACAGCAGCAACAGACTTAGATATTAAAACTGATGGTACCGACAAATTTGAAGGTGCTGTATTAGTAGCTGTAGACGATGGAGCTAAGAAAGCTTTTGTTCCAGCAGCATCTAACGATGTTATGACTATGAATGGTTCAACTAAGGGTGGTATTGCAGGAAGTGTTGTACGAGTTACAGCTATCGATGCAGCTACTTACCTTGTTCACGATTCATTATTAATTGGTTCAGGAACTATAGTTACACCATTTGCTGACGCTTAATTTTAGGAGCTAATTATGGCAGATGCAGTAACTTCAACAACTCTGTTAGACAGTGATAGGCTTGCTATTATTCAGTTGACTAATACATCTGATGGTACAGGTGAGTCAGCAGTCGTAAAAGTAGATGTTAGTGCTTTACAGCCTAACAACTTTGGCAAAGCATGTACTGGTGTTCGTCTTGCAAAAATTGTTTACTCAACCTTTGGTATGAGTGCAAAACTTTTGTGGGATGCAACCACCGATACTATTTGCTGGGACTTAAACGAAAACTATACTGATTCAGAAGACTTTACAGAGTTTGGTGGAATAGTAAACACAGCAGGAACGGGTAAAACAGGAGACATAAAATTGACTACGACTGGTCACGCAAGTGGCGATTCGTATGTAATAGTGTTAACTGTGATTAAAGACTACGCTGCTTAAATTCTTGTAGCAGTGCGTTAAGTGCTGCTACATTTTTATTATGGTAGTAAAAAGAAAAGCAAAACCTATACGCAAAACAACCAAGGGCAAAGGCGCTAACTATAGGCCTACTAAGTCTGGGGCTGGTATGACTGCTAAAGGTATTAGAGCTTATCGAAAAGCTAATCCGGGATCTAAGCTCAAAAAAGCAGTAACGGGAAGCGTTAAGAAAGGAAGCACAGCAGCTAAAAGACGTAAATCTTATTGTGCAAGATCAGCAGGTCAGCTTAAACGTAGTTCAGCTAAAACAAGAAATGATCCTAACTCAAGAATACGTCAAGCAAGACGAAGGTGGAAATGTTAAATGGCTAAAGCAAAAAGTGGTGGAAAGATATGCCCAAAAGGAAAGGCCTGGGCTAAGAGAACCTTTGATACATATCCTAGCGCATATGCAAATATGGCTGCATCTAAATATTGCAAAGATCCAAACTATGCTAAAGGATCTAAAAAGAAAGTAAAAAAAATGAAAGACGGTGGTCTTGTAGGTGGCGGCAGACAGGCTCGTCAAAATAGACAAGTATTATAATGGGCCAGCTAAAGGAATGGCGTAATCAAAATTGGGTTCGCATAGGATCTGATGGATCTATTAAAGGACCTTGTGGTACAAGTAAGGATAAAAAAAATCCAGATCGTTGTTTGCCAATGTCAAAAGCTAAAAGTCTTTCAAAAGCAGAAAGATCGTCTACAGCAAAAAAGAAAAAATCAGCAGGAAAGAAAGGTAAGACTGTTGTAGCAAATACTCCAAAAGCAAAAGTTAGATTAAAAAATGGCGGAGAAGTAAGGAGAATTGCTAGAGGTTGTGGTAAAGTAATGCCTAATAGAAGGAAGAGAACTAAATTTTCTTAGAGGAAGAGATTGGCTTATTTATATAGCAATGTCCCGCATTTTAAATGTTGGGTAAGGAGAGAATATACACACAACCATGAGAAGTATCATGGTGAATTTTTACATGCAATGGCTGTTGGTGTTACCACTATGCCAAATCGTTGCCTGGGTTTTCATTTAATATTTACCGGCGTAGAAGCTGAAGGCGAACCTGAAGATACAGTTCATGGTGGAGCTATGTGGGCAAGGATGCCTATTACAGCTTTAGTTGGAGATACTCCTTTTGAAGAATGGCCTGAGCCTATGGCAGTACATGATGCTCAACCATGGGATTGTTCATCGCATCATAATTCAGTTTATGTTATTAATAGAGCAACTCCTTGTCCTTGGTTAGCAAAAATAGACGGAGAAATTTTTCCAGCAAAATATTACTTTACAGTTGATTATGCTGAAAGCGAAATAGCAGATCATCCAGCTCAACATAAAAGCAGTCATGTTTTAGAGCTACTTGATGCAGGAGAATGGACTGGAAATATTGTAGCTTTACCTAACAACAGAGTTCGTGCTACTCA